TATCTGCGGTGTAGCACTTGCCGCAAATGTTACTTCATTGCCTGATGAGGCTGTAATCGCCGCAGAAACGGCTGATTCAACCTGCCTGTATATTGTTGGCGTGGCTGTCGCTGTGTTAGCAATATTTACCAGCGCCTCAAACGGCTTCACCTTAGCAAAGACAGCGGTGACTGTATTAACAGCCGTCACAGATGCCGCAATCTCCATAATCTTGCCGGATGCAGATGTAGCGGTAACTGCAACCGACACAGAGGCTTGCGCTTGATGTAGCTTATCGACTGTCAGGGATGCAGACGCAGTTAAAGCCGCGCTCACTGCTGAGGCGGCTTCGTGCATTACGAGGCTGTCTAGGTTATCTACCGTGCCATAGGCATCTAAACTATCGACTGTACCCCAAGCATCTAACTGGTCTACCTTCGCCATTATCTAGCCCTTTAAGCGGCTGTGATGTCCATATCGCCTGTAGCAATACGAAGAATGTCACCAGTCGCAACTGCCTTGCTTGCAGTCAGTGCGCCGTGAATAAGCAGATTGCCGCCTGTGCTTGCGTCAAAGATGCCAAAGTGGCTAACAGTACCCCATGAGCCAGTAGCGGCTGGAAAGTCTACTGCACCGCTGTTGCTTGCTGTGCCGCCGGATGCCGCACCAAATGCAATGCTCTGACGGGCATAGCCTGAGCCGGAAAGCTCTGTGCCGGAGTTATCATCGTTGAAAGAACCTGTAGACAGGCCGACATATACGGTTGTTGGCATGGTGTAAGCACCAGTGCCTAAGATGTGGTCGAGAATTTCGTTCTCTAAGTAATCGCTCATTGCAGACATAGTTATCTCTCCGCTACTGCATTTGCCTGTGAGTAGGCTGATTTAATGGTCAGAGAACCTGTGCCGTAATGGCTTCTCTGTTCATCCACCTTTATCTCTTCAAGGATGCGGGTGAACTTCTGGTCGTACTGTGCGGCTCTCGCCTCATCCAGCAGATACGCATACCCCTCAGCCAGCGCCCCATACAAATACAAATCGGGGCTTCTGATAAACAGGGTGGGGGTGGTTATGTTGCTAATGTTTGGCAATGAGCCGATGTAAACAATCTCAGAAACATAAGCAGAATCAGGAATAGGACGAAGCTTCATTTCCAGCCCGACAATGCTGTAGCCTTCCGGCATACCCTGCCCGTTTGAGGAATACATACTATCCAGCGCTGAGGGGCTGTAATAGCTCAGAACCCGTGTCGGTGAGGCGTTTATCTTTACCTCGCGCACTTCACGGAAATCGTTGGGAAGCAGAATATACTCATCGCCAGCAGTCAGTGTAGCCTGAGAGCGCTTTTCCTGTTCGCGTGTCTCCAGCTCACGGCTCATGCGTGATTCAGCCATTGTGATAAAGTCAGGTATCTGACTGGTTAAATCAGACCGTGCCATAAAGTTGGCAACCGCTGTCTGCAATTCTGCGTAATTCCCAATGCTCATAAGTGACCGCCGCCTGTTCTAAACACTCTGTTTTCGTTGCTGTTCAGCCACTGCTTCCAAGCCTTCGGATTATCAGCAGGCTTGCCGAACTTCTGCACCAGCTCATTATACAGCACATTCGGTATTTCCGCCACATGAGCCATGTGCTTCTGTGTGCCTGTTAGTTGCCCATAGCGCCAATCGTCTGCCATGTGCTTATTAATCTTTAACAGATTGTCGAATGTCTGGCTCTGCTCGATAACAGTATCGCCGTAGCGCCCCTGCTTCATTTTTATCTGAGTGCCAGTAATCGGGTCTGTCTTAATAATTCTGTCCATAGTACCCCCTGAAAGGTGAGAAGGGCAGTCGCCTGCCCCTCTCTACTGTTTCAATGCTTACGAACCGTTCAGGTCGTAAATTACAGCGTGTGCCTTTGGTGCTTGCACCTTCAATGACCACTCAGTAATCAACTGCATCTTTTCTGCGTCACCTGTTGCGGCAATGTCCTTCTCAGCGAAGTTACGGCCTTTCAGGGTGCATAGTGATGCGAAGTCTGGGTCAATCAGGAACATCCGGTCATTGCCCATGAAGCGTGATGGAGCAACGTCCAGTGTGCCGAAGTCTGTCAGGTAGACAGAGGTTGAGCCAACGTAGGTCGTTGCCTTCGCCTGTGTCATGTTGACATCGTTGCTTACCAGATTGCCAGTGGCTGACAGGTCTGAGAAGTTAGCGCGGTTTTGTGCGCTACCAACAAGCATCTTTGGTGAACCACCGTCTGTCCATGCGTCTTGCATCCCATCTTCGATAAGAGCAAGTGTCAGCGCACGGTCAGTACCGCCAGTGATGGTGTCTGTGCCATCGCCAGTTGCGAATGAACCACCAGCACCAACTGAGCCGTTTGTCATCCAGCAAGTCAGTGATGCTGACTTACGAGGGTCTGAACCGTCACGGGCTACGTCTGTGTCACCGATTGACTTTTCGATGTCACGGCGCAGTTCCAGAGACTTCAGAACGCGCTGGTATGCCATTTCACGGTCACGGCCTGCTTTGTCCACGGCTTCCAGTGTGCCGGAAACTGCTACGTCTTTGACTGAAATCTGGTGGTAGTTACCAAAACGTGCAGTCGCTGTTGGAGTTGCAAATGTAGCATTTGCCCCTTCATTGACGTAGTTGGTTGCGGAAGCCGCCGCCAGTTCTTGTACCTGCCATTCAGTGAAGATACCATTTGAGGTTTCTTTCTTCAGGGCAGAAAAGATTGGTGTTTCATCTGGGTCGATGCGGTAGATTACATCGGCCAAATCTTCGCGTTCGCCAACGGCGGTTTGCGTGGTATGTGTAGCCATTTTTTAAGTTCCTTCTATTAGCTAGTTACCCATTAAGTAATTGACAGCCGCATCTACAGAACGCTCATTATTGAGCCTTTGCAGAGACTGCCGTCTTTGACGACTTGCGACTTGAGCCTTTGTCTTAGGTTGTCCAGCTTTAGCCATCTTCGGAGCTTTGCTTGCCTTCTTCTTCGCGGCGGGTTTCTTCGACTGAAGATTGTCCCATTGCCACGCCTTATAAAGCAGTTCGATAGCCCGTGCATCAGATGCGTTGGCTATCTCCTGTGGCGAAAATCCTACACTCTGTTGAGCGTATTTGATGACTTGTTCGCGCTCACTTGTGCGAATATCCTCATCACGCCACTGAGGGATGCGGTTAAGCATTTCTTCCCTCTGTGCGGCAAGATGCTTCTGCATCTGTACCTGTTGCTCCTGAGCCTGCTGTTGAGCGATTGCCTGTCTCTCTGCTTCCACCTGCCGAGCTTGTTCTTTTTGCTGGTCAAGTTTTGTCTTATACAGGAACAACTCCTCAGCCGAATACTCTTTTGCTAAAGCATCCCAGTCAGGTTCGGCCTCGCCGAGTATCTGCTGGTTATACTGAGACAACTGTTCAAGTTGCTGTGCGTAGGCATCCCTCATCTGAGCAACCTGTTGCGCTTCAGCTTCAAACGCCTTCCGTTGTTCAGCGAGTTCTTGACTGCGCTTTGTGAAAACTTGCTGTCGAGAATAACCCTTCTGGAGTTCTTCGAGGGTGACCTGCATTTCTTCGCCGTCAATGGCTACTGTGTAGACAGGTTCTTCTTCAAACTCTTCAGAACTATCATCTTCATCAAGTTCTTCGACTTCATCAGCATCATCCTCATATTCATCGAGCGAGGGTTCTTCTTCAAGAGTATCCTCTTCGATGACTTCGGCCTCTGCCTCCATCGGTTGAGCGGTATCTTCTACCTGCTCTAGCCGCCCTTCGCTTTCCGTGTCCTTAACGGGTGGAGTTGCTAATAGGCTGTTCATTGCTTCGTTAATTGATAAATTTCCAGTCTCTTGCGAGGTATTGGACATAACTAACTACCTTTTCTCAAATTTTATGCGGTTTTGCAACTCATCTAGTTGCGCTTTCGCCAGTTTGCCATCCGTGACCACCCCTTCGAGATATCCTCTGAGGGCTGACAAGTTCTGACATAACATATACAACCGTTCACGATTCTGTGAATCTTCCACAGAACTCGCCTTCCACGCCTGTATAAAGTCTGTCTCAAGTTGGCTAAATGCCTCCTGTAATAATTCATTTCGTAACAACGCCGCCGCTTTCTCGCCGCGCTCCATACTTTCCCTGACTTTGCCTTCGTTCATATCAATGCGTATCCTGAAACATCATACGGGTCTTGGTAAAAGCTGACATCTGTTGGCTGTCTAAACCCTACATTCATCGCGCCAAACTGTGTTGGGTCGTACCCAGCCAGTAATCCGCCATAAATAGTTGGCGCTACATCCAACAAGCCCTGCCGTAAAAAGCGGCCTTGCTGTGGATAGTAACCACCAGCCGGATAGCGGTAGCCCTGCTCAATCATAGACACCTCTGGCTCAGGCTCTACTGCCGCAACTGTTGTTGCTTCCGGCGCTATGTAACCGCCATCATCCCCGCCAGTGTCCATAAAAGGCACAGGCTCATTGGCTGGATTATCGGGGTCAATGCGCTCAACAACACTGCCAGCGCCATACTGTCCTGTCTTTGGGTTGATTGTGGCAACGACCTGACCAATCTTGTTGTATTGCGGTATGTAGCCCTTCTCCAAACCTTTCATCAACTGACGAGAAGCGTTCTGACCTATAAAACTAAATGCTTTTGCTATTGGGTGTTGCTTGAATGATTGCTTTGCCAAGTCTGAAAAACTGTATTGCCCTCCTAGCAAACCTTCCAAGCTGAAAGGAGTGGCAAAATCATACACCCCACCTCTGCTGGCTAAGTCAGAAAAAGTACCAAAACCCATGTTTTGTATTTGTTGTGGCCTGTCCATATATTGCTGTCTTACATTAGAAACAGCCTGTCTTATCTGTTGCTCTGCTTCCCCACCACCATAAAGGTCAGCACCGGAGAAAGACTCTCCGCTCGACATCTGCCCAAGACTGCCGCTTGAGCCTACGTCCGATGTAGTGCTACCAGCAACGTCACCAGAAACGCCGGATATAGGAGCGCCTTCATAATCCTGTCTACCCATCTCTTTACCCTCTCGGTAGGTTGGTTGATATCTCTGCGTCAGTGTAAGCCTTGAGCTGTCTCAGCTCCGCCTCTGCCGCTAATTCCTGTCTGCGAAGCTCTAGCTCCATCTGCATCTTTTCGCGCTCCAGCTCGATTTCCATCATCATCCGCTCACGCTTCAGAGCAATCTCGGCCTGCAACTCTGCCTGCGCTGTCTGGTCTTGCTGTGGCGGCTGTTGTGCCATCTGCTGTTCCATCATAGCAATTTGCTCTGGGCTATTAAAGAACTGGTCAGCGTCCTTAAACCCGCCAATCTCTGCAATACTACGCAGGGTGTTCACATACTGCGACATAGTAACCACTGGATTGCCAGCACCCAACTGCATCAGGATTTGCTCTTGCTTACTAGCAATCTGCGTAAGGAACGCAATCTTTTGCTCGTCATCAGCCGTACCCAAGCCAACCTGAACCACAACATCAAACTCGCTGTGCCACTCTCTAGGGTCAATCGGCACAAAGTTGTTACGAAGGCGAATAATGCGCGGTTTCTGGTCATACTTAGTCACCAAATGTAGGATGCCTCGGAACAAGTCCTTAACACCAGTTTCAGCCATAGTCCGTGCATAGCTCTCCAGCTTTACCTGAGCGCCGCGAACTGTCGCGCTGATAGCTGAGGCTGTAGTGCTTTGAAGGGCGTTAGCATCCAGACCTTGTGAAGCCTTGCTCATGCCTGTGCGCTGTTCTTTCAGGTTGTCGATGTAGTCCATTAGAGGCCGGACTTCACCGCCTACAGGTGTGCCAGTAATAGGCTGAACCATGCCAGCTTGGCGCATTCTGATGATTCCTCCGGCTGTCCCATCTAAGACGTCATCAATATTTACCTGCCCCTCGACAATGCCCATGCGTGGCAGGGTGCTTGTATATACGCTGTCCAGATACTGCCGGAGCAGGGTAGACTTGATAACCTGCAAATCCTCGGTCATGTCATAGATGGAACGCCCTATCAGGCGGTGCGGCATCATAATAGGGGTGACTACGGCAAATGGCACATGGTCAAATGGCTCATTGTGCAGTATCTCATCCGCACCCTCACCAATCGCACAAATCCGGCGAAGCTCTGCAATGCCATCGCCGTCATAATCCACCTTCATCACGCACTCGTAATAGATGACCTCCGCCAGTGCAGGGTCAGCCGCCTCGATGCCTGTATTGGCCTCTAAGTCTTGGAAGCGGTTGGAGCGCTCCTCATCGACATCAAGGCTATAAGAACCTGCGTACTTCTCGACAACATCCTTGTCGTAGCCCATAGCCACTAGGTCAGATACAGTCATCACAGTGCGGTG